GAGCCCACATTAATGATGTGGCCACGGTTGCGCTGCACCATCCCTGGTACCACAAGCCGTGTCATCGTCAGCAGTCCCTTGATGTTTGTGTCAATCATCGTTTCCCAGTCGTCGAAGTCGCCCTTGTACTCTGGCTCCAGACCCAGTGCCAGTCCCGCATTGTTCACCAGCACATCAATCTCCTTCCACTCCTCAGGCAGTTCATCGATGAACTTCTTTGCTTTCTGTCGGTCTCTCACGTCAAAGGCCAGTGTCATCAACTGCGTACCCCTGGCAGTCAGTTCCTTTCGGATCTTAGCCAGGATATGCTCATTCCTTCCTGTCAGAATCAGTCTGTCGCCGTTTTCTGCGAACTTCCTTGCACAAGCCAGTCCTATGCCGCTTGTTGCTCCTGTTATCAATACTATTTTATTCATAAATCTAATACCTTTCTCTAAATATTTGTGTTGCTCCAATAATGCATTTTCATTGCTTAGAATTTTTGATGCTACAAAGATAATGTTTTTTTCCACGAAAACCATAATAATTGCAGATTTTTATGTAATTTTGTCGCCAATTTCTGAATGAAGGATTCAGACAGTACATAAGGATTGAAAAGATTGTTGAATTATGGCATATTATTTGGTAACATACTATACTAAGAACACCCAAGAGAATACGAAGGAACTCTTCCATGACGTCCCCTATAAGTCGTTCGATGTTGAGTTCCAGGAAGACAAATTGTTGGAGTATATCATTGCTTATTTTAAGAAGAACACCTTTATTCGCTACTGCTCCGTGATGAAAAAGGGTTGGAGTGGTGAGAAGGAGTACGATATTCAGAGCTTCGTCGTCAATCCATATTATAAAGAGAAGCCTATCAAACATAGCTATAAACATCTGGATGCAGACGACGTCCTCGTCAAAGATACCCTTAACCAGGCACACCTGACCCACTATGAGCCAGTTCACAAAGGTTTTGAGGTAAATCTGGAGAGTGAGCAGAAGGTTATCAGGCTCGGTGCCTACTTCTACGACCTCAAAGGCGTGTTGATTTGCGAAGCCACCGAAGCAGACAAGGAGAAGTATTATCGTGAGAAGTTCATCACATTCCCCATCGTTGATGATGATTGGCGAGTCTATGATGGCGATGAGATCAGTGACGGTATCGAACATCTGATAGTCGGCAAGAAAGGCGATACCATACCACTGGCAGCACTTCGAGAAGGTGCCGATTTCAATGCCCGTGAGCATTGGTGTGCCTATGACGAACAACTTGTTGACTTGGAACGCCACGGCATCACTATTTCCAATAGGAAAGCCAAGGATTCTGCAGAAGAATTCTCCGATACTATTGTTATCGGTATAGACAAGCTGAGTGGCAATCACTTCAGGATGGATTCAGACTGGGACAGCTATTACATTCCCCGACGATTCTTCCATGTCGGTGAAGATGACGAACTGTATGAAACCGACGAGGAAGGCAAGCCTACTTCGTATCAGCAAAAGCTTGTTTCCCGTATTGTAGATGATGTCTGGGGTCTTTCCTGGTTTTTCAACAAGCCCAATCTGCGAGTGCTTGTCACCGCCATTACCGACAATGGCTTTGGACTTCAGCGCAACAAACTTGGCCCTATTCCCAAGGACTGGTATTATACCGTCCAGACCCTTGAAAGCGAAATCAACAGCAAGTTGGACGAAATGCACAAGGAATACCCCGATGACTACAATAGAACTAAGCGCCCCGATATTGTTGAGGAAAGGAAATAAAGTGCAGTAAGGCTTGTCAACGGATGACAAGCCTTTTTGTATTATTATTTGATGCCAAGAAGATTATTCACACCCTTCATGAAGTCCGCCGACAAATCGAGTGTTAACATGTTATTGACTATGTGGAGCTGCTTGTCTTTTATTTCGGCCCTATATGTAGGGAAAGATATATTTAAAACTGCTTCCATACTGAAATGTACGAAAGCAGTTGCTTAAGTAAAAGACATAAATGTCACTTAATCTAATCAAATAACAAAATTCTCTTTTTGTCTGAGAAAATGTTAGATGTTGTCTTCATCAAATCTCGGAAAAAGTCCCTTTGCTGCAGCACTTGGAGGTAGTCCAACTTTAATGAAGTCTTGAACTGATCTTTTTTGTTTTGTCTTCATAATTGTAATTTTTTTAATGATTTATTAATTGAATATTCTCTTTCATGAAGAATATCTGAAATATCCTTTCTCAATACATTTCCAATACAATACTCACTATACTTATTGTCACCAATATAGTCTGCGCAAGGAATAACATCTCCATCAAAAGTAATTGATAATTCATTCAAGTATTTTATGTCGAGAAAATCTATTGAAACTTGTATAAGATTTTTTCCTATATGTGTAGTTAAATCGCAATTGCCATTAAGATAATTTTCTAATAGATGTTTTATAAAACCATTATAATTTACAAGGTCCATTATATTGCTATTTGGAATACAATACTTTATGATTAAGCTATCTTTATTAGAAGAATTGAGATATTTAAATGTATCCTCGACAAGAATATCAAAATCTGATGGACTTATTGAATAGTTTATGAAATCTAAGCCATTACCACTTAAAAGAAATGGTGTTGAGAAAAATTTTTTTATTCCTATTTCAGAAAGAATGCTAATTAGTTGATGATATTCTTTTAGACTATTTTTATTTAGACATGTTGATATGTCAATGACCTTGTTATATTGTGACAGTGATTCAATCAGATTTATAACTTTTTTATAAATATTATTTCCTCTGATATAATTGTGTGTATCTTCAGTTCCATCTATGCTAAACTCAAGATAATCAATACCTTCATTTATCAGAGAATAGTAAAAAGAAGAAGGACCAGTTCCATTGGAGACTAGACCAGTATAAGTTCCATCAAATTGTTTAATATATGAAACAATACTGGGAATACGACTATCCAGTGAACTTTCTTTTCCAGATATGTGAAAGTGCCTTACTCCTTCATTGTATAAGGACTTGATGGTTTCTTTCCACTCTTGAATTGATAGATTTCTACCATTTGTTTTTGTCTTGCCCAAATAGCAATGCTTGCATGTTAGATTACATTGGTCACTAATAAACATGTCTACCACCAATTCTTTATGAGTTGGCTTAATGTCTATAGATTCAAAATCGACGTATTGTGAAAGCCAGTAATATAATGCTTTATTCATAATAAGTAATGTAGTCAGCATTTGCTACTGGGTTGTCAATAATTGAGTGATAATAACCTTCTTTATTTCTGTATATATGATCAATTTTGATGGGTTTAGTATCTTCTATAGCAATCTTGTATGTATCAACTGAAGATAATTTCATATCATCAGTTGGATATAGATCCAAAATAATACGTTTAGTTTTATTTGAATATATATTGGGAATTGAAAAATAGTCAGAATTTATGTACGCGGTTTTTGGCCATCTCCATTTTAATTCTAATTTAAAAACATCTCCTTTCTCTTTCGGATCCTTAAAAAAGATTTCGATATATTTAATATCAGAATCACTAGAGTTTCTTAATATTCCATATTCAAGTTCTTGATTTAATGATAAATCCAATACTTTGAATTGAATAGTATCTATAGGTTCATTCCCCAAACCTGCTATACAGAATTTAAAAGATTTTACTTTGTCTTCACATTCTCCGTAAAACATGTATGTAACCAAATTATCTTTTAACTTTCCAGGCCCTTTTAATTTTCTAGTAACATGAACTTCGTACAGATATACTGGATTATGAAGGAATGAAATAGCTTTTCTCCACATAAAAGTATATATTAAGTTCCATTTTTCAAAAATAGGAACATTCGATAGTTGCTCAAGTAAAGCGATATGCTCATCTTTTTGCGCTAATTCTTCTTGTATGCTTTTTTGATCGTTTTGGAGTTTTGCAATTTCTTCTGTTTGACTATTTATTTTCTTTGTTTGAGCTGCAATTTTGATTGCTAAACCAATGATGGTTAATGCTATTAATACAATTGCGAATATGATTGCATAGTTGAACAATTCAGGTATAAAAACATGTGAGGTAACAATTACTAGTATGCTTAAACCAGAATTTATCATTGATAGGATTTTATCTCCAACACTTAGTTTTATGCTCATAATTGTTTTTTAAGGATGTTTACAGTAATATATGTTGTTGCAAATATACACATTTTTAAAAATAGATCATTCTTTAAATACGCTAATTGATGTACAATTAATAATAATTAACAGAAATTTAGAGCGCAATTATTTTAAAACCAAAAACCACTTGCATTTATTTTATTTTTGAAAATAGCTGGTTTAAATAGTTCCGCTACTGGAGAACTATGCCAGGCAGGGAAAACATCTTCGTGTTCACGGATGATGGTGACTAAGTCGTAGTAACATTGGGGATGAACTTGGATGTCCGTTAATAGCTGGAGTTCGTAGGACTGCAGGGAGCGGATGACCTGGGCTTCGAGGTCAGAAGCGGTGCGATCCTGAGTGATGACGTGGAAGCGGAAGACTTGCATCTGGGGATGGGAGAAGTAGGTGTCGGCAAGAACGGTCTCAATTTTTATGAGACGTTCGCGCAGCTGCTGGTAGGAGTCCCAGATGTGGTCACGGATAGCGAGGCGGCGACAGAGGTTCAGGAAAGGGAACATCGTGGCGGCGAAGTACTGGCCTTGGGGAGATTCGCGCCAGTCAGAACGACTGGAGAGGCGAAGTATGAGGGTTTCAATGGCGGCGTCGCGCTGAGACTCGAGAGAGGTAATCAGGGCGTCAACGCGCTCACGAGAAGCAGGAACCACGTTCTGATTCGAGACGATACCGAAGCCGTTTGGGGTCAAAACCAAATCAAGCGAAGGGATGGCGGTCATATAGGCATGACAGGCCACGAGCTTTTCCAAGGGGTAACGGAAACGCTCGTTAGGTCCGAAGCTGTCGGCTTCTGCTATCTCGTCGAAGATGGCTTCAGGAACGAAGGTATCTATTGCCCATTGCTCTGCAGTCTCGAGATATGGGTAAAGCTTTTCAATCAATGTGGGCTCGCCCTCTACGGTAGTGAGGACGTTGGGAATGAGCAGGCGGAGCTGGTCGTCGGTAGTGATTAGTTTCATGATGTGTGGGATTAATGGGGTGAATGGGATAATGAGCTAGAGCTGCTATAGCATAGCAGCATACTGAACTTGGGTAACTTTATTCGGGGTCAATGGTCTTGTTAGGAGTCACGAGCTTTGCGTCTCTTTTCTCATCGAGCGTCGATAACATGATGAAGGGGCAGTCGGGATGAACTCCGTCCCAACCGTTATACCTTATTATTATATTATGTACGGTAAAGAGCAAGTCGTGATACGGTTTTTGGAGGGCTTGGGCGATGGTATAAAGCTCGCGTTTATCACTGCCACTATTGTTAGTCTGAGACTTTCCTGGTACTGAGCCGACAAGATTTGAATGGACTCGCATCGTAAAGCAGAACATGTTGACGGCCTCTATGATGTCCGTTGACCAGTCGCCACCTTCCTTGTCGGTTTCTACCTTATTAATTACCACGTCGTGTTGCTCGTCACCATTCGGATTGACGTAGAATGTGGAGAACAACACCTTGCCAGAGTTCTCCATGCCTGTGAGGAAGTTGATAATCTTCTCTTTCTCCTCAACGACTCGCTCCATCTGCTTCTTGCGGTCGGTAATACCCTCGGCCTTGAAGATGCCGTCCCAGAAGCGGTTGGCAATCTCAATGTGATACTTGATAGGCGCCGAGTTCTTCAGCTTCGCTTCCTTGGCCATGCCAATCAGTTTCTTGATGTTGTACCAATTCCCCTTGAACAAGGCCCCATAGTAAGGGATAGGGTAGTAGGTACTATCCGGTGTCGGCACACGGCTGACGATAGCAAACTTGCGGCACTTGGTGATGGGTTTGGTGGGCTTAATGGGCGTTGTGGGGGATTTACCTAAACGATTGTTCAAATCGGTCCAAGGAGAATGGAAGTCCAGAAGTTCAATCTTCTCCACTTCATCCTTCGAGCTGATGCTCTTTCGCCAGTTGGCATATAGAAGATATGGGATGCGCCCGTCTTTCTCTGCAGGCGCAAAGCGGCAATAGCAAGCCTCTTTACGAAGGATGCGTACGATTTGGGAGCCGTCACCATTAAGGATGATGACCGACACGCAGAATCCGAAATGCTTGAAGTCCTGGCATACCCCAAGGAAATACGAGGCGATGTCGTTGTCCATCTGGAAGTGCTCTACCTCCTGTTGCACTTTCCGCTTGGCTTCAGCAGTGTCATACACCAAGCCAGAGCCATAGCAGACCTCAGCATTGAATATCTGACATGTGGAGAGCGTCTCGTCCGACTCGATAAGTTCCAGTATTTTGTAAGGCATCTCGTTGTCGGCACCCCACGGCATATACTCATAGCCCTCGGCTATCTTGACGGGTATGATATCCGACTGTTCGCGGAACACCTCGGACGAGTTGACTGTGAAAGCAGCGCTAGCTTTCAAGTCAGGAATAACTTCTACGGAGTTAAAGGAAAGGTCATGATTCATATCTTATGCAATTTTTCTGCAAAGATATGACTGTTGCATCTTATGTGAAAAGACATCAAAATTTGAAGAATAAAAGTCTATTTTTATTTGTTTTTTCATAATTAATCATTAACTTTGCCCCTTGTAATATTAATTATTTGTCGAGTTCTATCCTTTTGTCTTGGTATCTTGGACAAAGTGGATCCTTAGAATACGTCTGGTTAATTATTAATTGTAAAATACAATTGACATATGGCAAACGAAGTTT